ATATTAACCTCTATACAATAGTTTGAGCATCATAAAAGCACCTAACTTACCTTTTTGCTTTGCCTCTCGGTATTCGGAGTCACTTCTTATAGTCATAGTAAGTGTCATTTTTTTACCGTTATCACCCATCAAATCAATAAACCACTCTTGAACAGATTGTTTATCTATGTAAGCATTCACTGAAGTTACAGAAGGAAGAAAATCTCTCAAAGGATCTGTGGATTGCGATTCTGCTTTATCACCAATAGCTTTCACCAATACCATAGGAACTTTCACATCCTTTTTTTCTAATCTAAATTCTTGTTCTATCCATTCCTTTGTCGCATTCAGATTTCCGTTTATCATATCACACAATTTATTTCTACATATCGTATTCATTCGAACATACAATGCATCAAACATTAAAGGATCATATTTAAATAATGATAATATTCTATCCTGAAGATCTTTATTAGGAATCTGTCTTGTTGAAGAGAGTGTTAACCAATTATCTTTCTTTACAGTTTTGGGTAAATTTGGAACTTTAGAATATACATCATTCCATAATTTATCTTTTAATTGAGTCATGGCATTTGGATATGCCTTTTTCCACATGGGTTTTCTTAATGTAGTTCCAACATAAGAATTTAATTTAGGTTCTTTGGAGGATTTTGTACCTGCCTTCAAACTAATTCCAATTATTTTTGGTTCAATTTTAGTATTTTTAAATATTAAAAATATGTCTCCAGAGTGATTATCTGGAACTCCTTTTGGTTTCTGCCTATACCCCCAAACAACTTTTTCAATTTTTCTATCTTTATCATATTGATTAATCCAATCCAAAATTGCAATAGAATTTTGTAACTTAGTATTTCTAGTGACAGGTTTAATTCTATCAATTTGACTTATATACTCTTTTGCAGATAGAACATTTGACTTAGCAGCAAATGACTCTTGTGCACCACTATCTTGCAAATTCATTTCTGTTACTAATTGTCGCATCTCTTCTGGTGTTTTAGGATTATTTCCAGTATTAAATGCAAGCGCTGGAAATAATTCTGTTATTGTGGCATTGATTGTTGTTTGCTCACCACCAGAAAGAAACCCTTTAGCATCTGCCATCTATGATTACTTTTTGAAGTATTTATTTATTACTTCTATCTGGTCTTGATACTTGGCAATTATATTCAATTCAGTTTCGATTGCTTCTGTAATGTCAGAATGCTCACCTATACCTACAGGGTTAGTTAAATAAACCTCTACGTTTGCTACATGTTTTTGAATATCACCATTAGCATGTGCTAAGAGTGCTCTGATTAATTGTTCTCTCATCGGTCTCCCTCCTTACGGTTTTCTGAATAGTGGACATCAAAATCTCCACCAGGATATCTCTTCTTTAATTTATTTACATTACCTTCTATCACTTCATCAAGAGTTACATTCAAGGCAGCACAAGCCTGCATGACGTACCAACAAACATCACCCAACTCAATAACAAGGTGCTCACGATTATCATCGTTCCAAGGTTTTCCTTGGAAAATAACTTTTTTAACGATCTCCATAAACTCACCACCTTCAGCACTAATCCCAACAGCAGCAGTAAGAAGCCTGTGAATATTGGCACCCTTTCCGTCAAGGGTACTAAGACTCTCAAGGAAAGATTTATAATCCTTACTGGGATCGGATGTGACACCATCCACGAATATAGCGTATTTGTTGAGGTCAACTTTCGTATCGTTGTAATTTATATTTGATTGTTGATTGTTGTGTGTGTTGTAGTCTCCAGACATAATTAAAATCCTTGTAAATTGCTTTCGGGTAGTTCTTCCAATACAGGTTCAAAAGGTAATCTTTTTTTTACTTGAGGTAATCCTTGCTGACCTGGTAGTTCACCTTGATGTTCAGCAGTTACATCAACAATATGTGGTGGTAATGGTTTCGGAGCATCTATCCTCCTGTAAGTATAAGTTTCGTTTTGATGCTCTTCATGCAACTCAAGTGTTCTGATTGCATATTCTTCATGACTACAATCACAATATTGCTGACCCTTTTCATCAAATACTCTGTAAAAAGGATACATGTGATCGGGTATACGATTAGGCATTAAAATTTAAACTCCGCAAACGATTTTTTAGGAACCTTATCATCTTTATTATACTCCCCCTGATTCCCTTTGTCAAGAATATCTTCTTGTGCTTTTTGCTCACAGTCATATAACCTCATCTTTGCTCGATCAATTCCTATTACAAACCTCTTAAATATTGTTGGATCATTATAACGATTCTTTAGTTGTTTAATCATAATTTGATTCAAACCTTCTAATTCTTCGGTTGATATAAGAGCAAACATGAGATCAGCAGTAGCGGGAAGACCGAAAGATTCAGATGTATCGGTAAGATCAACGTCGCTAGAACCGTAACCAGAACGAGTAGTCTGAGTAGCCGAAACAATTGGAAGATTGGATTCGACGGCAAGACCACGAAGTTCTTCCGCAATCGCTTTAATATACGAGTAACTATTGACATTTGATCCTGCCTTGTAACGTGAAGACGCACATATATTTAAATAATCTATGAATATTATATCAGGTTTAAAAGATTTTTTCAAAGATAATTCATTCAATAATGTTTTAAAATGCCCACTATGTGCACCTGCAGTTGGGTATTCCTTAATAATTAAATGACCTTGTGTTTTCTTAGATACAGCAGTAACTTTATTTTCAAAGATTGTTTTAGGTAAATCTGTTAAATCTTGAATCGATACATCTAAAAGGTTTGCGTCAATTCGTTCAGCAATTTTTTCTTCTGCCATTTCCATTGTAATGTAGAGAACGTTCCGTCCTTGGAGCAGCACGGAGCTAGCAACATGGCACATGAATAAAGACTTCCCGACACCCGTACCAGCAAGTGCGATGTTAAGAGTCTTATTAGGTAAACCACCTTTCGTGATTTTATTAAAATATTCGAGATCAAATTCAATTTTTTCTTCTTTCTTGTGGTAAAACTCATATCTATCTTCGTAGTTTAGTAGGTAATCATGTCCAACATTATTATCAAATGAAACCGATAAAGCATCTGATAGAATATTTGGAATGGCATCACGGTTCTTTTTTTCATCATCTCCATCTGCAATATGAATTGATTCCATCAAAGCTAAGTAGATTGCTCGATCACGACACCACTTTTCAGTTGTATCAAGTAACCACTGATGATCTACCAAGGATTCTACAAGATTTTGATTAATCTCTAGAATCTCCTTGACTTCAGAATCGGTCAAATCAGTTCTGTTTTCAACCTCAATATTTAGTGCTTCAATTGTTATGGACAATCCATACTTTACAATAAAAGATGTTATCTCTTCAAATACTATTTTTTCTTTTCTATCTTCAAAATAATCAGGTTGAATAAATGGAATTACCTTTCGAGCATATTCCTCATTGTTTATTAAATTTTTTAGAATCGTAGATTCAATTCGTTCCATAAGAAAACTGTTTTTTAGAAATTTCGTCCAACTTGTTCATTACATCCTCTGTAAAATACTTTTCAGGTTCTGCGTATATATTTTTGGCATATATTTTCTTACCATCAATCTCATATCTTCCAGCAACATTCTTCCACAGACCACCAAGTTCTCCTAATTCAAGAAGACCATAGTAACGATCAAGACCTCTCTCGTCATAGTAAAGTCTTATTTCGACTTGTTGATTTTCTTTACTGAGTCTTGATTTAGCCGTCTTAGCTTTAATAATGTTTCCAACAACTTCTGTCTTATCCTTTTCCTTTTTCTTGCTGAGATAAATGATTGTAGACGCGGCGTACTTGAGGCCACTGCCGCCTCCCATTTCTTTAGTTGGGATATAAGATCCGATAACATCGTAAGTGTGATTTGTAACTATGAGTGGAATGTTTGCTTGCCCTAGTTTTAATGTTAGCATACGAAATGCTCCCTTGACAAGTTGTGATTTAGTCATGTCACGAACTTGTTTATCATCCAATGCATCTCGTATCTCTTTCTCTGTGGAAAGCATACCTAAAGAGTCTAACACAAACATACAAGGTTTGCGATCTTCTTCAGATGTCTTTTGATATATATCAACTGCACGAAGTGCCTTACTTCGAAACTCTTCAATTGTTACGACATTGACAACAACAAGTCTGTTTTGATCAATTCCACGAGATGTAAGTAATCCCTTGGTGATTGCAGCTTCAGTATCAAAATAGAGGCAATACCCATCAGGGTTAGTGTCCAAAAAGTTCTTGACAACAGCAAGGGCAAAATAAGTTTTACCAGTACTAGTTTCACCAGCAATGGCAGTAATCTTATTACTAGAAACACCACCATAAATGGAACCGCTAACAACTGCATTAAAGATATGACTTCCTGTATCAATAAATCTTTCTGTTTCATCTATGTCTGCTGCAATTTGGGTGTACTCATCACCAATTTCCTTTACTATCTCTTTTAAAAAATCCATGTTAATAATTCACATACTTATATAATAGCATTAAATTAGTCAAAAAACAAACTTAATGACAATCTAAATTTAGGTCCTTTGATAGACTGAGGTCTAATCGCATGAGGTATGATACCATCAAACAATAATATTCTACCTGGTTGATACAATGATGTATAC